CGACGGGCAAGACCCTGGACACCAGCAGGGCTGCATTGTCTTTCCGTACATCGAGGGACAGCGCGAGAAGCGCATCGAACTCACCGGCCCGACTGGTGGTGGCAAAGAGATCCACTACGAGGTCGTGTTCACCTGCTTCTTTCGCTCCACCAAGCGACAGAGCGAGGACGCCGGGGTTGACTCGGAGACCTTCCTTGACTCATTCACCAACGCCATCCGCAAGTCCAAGAACTGCGGAGGCTCAGGCCCAATCTTTCAGTGGGGCGAAGGCTCTACAATGGGAGGCGACGACATTGAGGTCGTTTCCTACTACCCCCGACAAATCAACGGTTCGGCAGCAATCACGCAGGTCATCTCTACGGTGCGCGTAATGGTCGTCGAAATCACCACCGGCAACTCGTACATCTCCTAAGGAGCATTATGTTCACCTACACCGATAGCGAAGTTCGCACCTACCCCGATCTGCTCGACGCAGACGGCAACGTCCTTGTCGCAGTGCCGAATGTCACCACCCTGGACACCGACCCAGGCGACGGACGATGGACAGCACAAGCCACGCAGAGCGCCCCAGAAGCCCCTGTAGCGCCCGCAGAACCCACAACCGACCCAACCACCCCTACAAACTAAGGAAGCATCATGGCAGGCCCATTCTTAACAGCCAATAGTTATCTCGGCATGGTCATTGAGACCACCGAGGGAACGCTACCCACTACCGGAACCGTCTCGTGGATTCCTGTTAGCACTCCGCAGATTACGCCGAACCAAATCTTCCTGCGGGACGAGGCGCTTCGTGGCTCTGCAACGACCGTCTATGACCAAATTGTCGGGGTACGCCACGATGATTTTGAGTTCAAGACGTACCTCTACGCCGACACCCTGCCGACCATTCTGCGCTCCATCCTCGGATCGACGGACACCGTGACCGGCTCAGGGCCGTACACTCACAAAATCAAGGTGCTCAACAGCCCCTCGACCGGCTCACAGCCTCCCACCTACTCCATCCTCGACTTTGACGGCGCTAACTACTTCACCGTGACCGGCGCACAAGCCGACAGCCTTGTCATTACCTTTGGCGCTGAGGCCGCTGCCGAGGCGACGGTGAAATACCTGGGGAACCCGTACACCTCCTACACCTCAGCCCCGACCGTCTTTGCTACGCAGAGCCTGTCGTCTGAGCACATGATTCCAGCCTGGGACACCGCCATAACCATCAACGCCGTTTCCTACACCAACATTTCATCGGGCGAAATCAGCATCAACCGCAAGACCCAGCCCATCTTCACCCTCGGCACTCAGGCTCCCTACAACCTGTTCGCTGGGCCTGTTGAGGTCACTGGCAAGTTCACGATGGTCGTCCCGAGCAACGCTGACCTGTTCAGCACCGGCTCCTCGGCTTTCGCCCTGACCCGCTCACCTGAGGCCGTTAGCATTACGCTGACCGACCCCAACGACTCGGGCCACAGCGTCAACCTGACAATGACGGCGGCGCAGTTCCACAACGTCAAACGCATTCGGGGCAAGGAGTTCACCGAGATTGAGGTCGAACTAACCGCCAACGCCAACGCTACCGACTCCACCACCGGCTTTTCGCCAATCCAAACGACCACCATCAACGGTCAATCAGCCACCTACTAATAGCCAATAAGGGGAACAATGCCAATCGTCCAACTACCGAACAGTCAGTCAGCGGTCATCGCAAGCCGAGAAGAAATCACCGAGCGCACGTCTCGGGCAATCTCTCGGGCCTACTTGCGAGCCGCCGGGACTGCCGCCAAACTTTCATCGCTGGGCTTTGACGACGCCGACCCTTCGACGTGGTCAGTCTTTGCCGAAATCTCCGACGACGACCAAGCGAACCTTGACGGCTACCAGGCACAACTCATCGTTGGCTTGTTGAAGCAGTGGACGCTAGGAGACTTGCCGACGCTGGAATCTGCGCTTGACCTGCCTAAGGCGACCTTCGACGCACTGGCACTCGCCTGCGCGGAGGAGTTCAACGGATTAACGCTGGACACGGAGCCTGCGCTTGACCCAAAAGCGCCTACCGCCGACTAGCGAAACTCAAGGCGGCGCTCGAGGGCAAGACGACCGAGGTTGACCCCGAGGTTTCTGCCTACTGGCGTGAGCATCGGTTTCGCAAGACTTACGGCGGGAGCCACCAAGACTTCATGGAACAGCCCCGGCAAGTGACCGAGTGGTTGCTCGCAGTTGCCAACATTGAGGAAGAACTGAAACGTGACTGAAATAATCGTCTCAGGCATCAACGAGTTCGACGGCGCGCTTGCCCGGCTAACTAACGAGATGAACCTCGCCGCCAAGAAAATAGTCACTCAGGGCTCATTGGTTATCGAGCGAAACGCTAAGAAGCAGTGGCGACCACGCCCCTCTGGGTCGTACACAGTCTCAAAGCGAACTGGCAAGGTCTACTACAAGGGCAACGGCCCCTACAAAGCCCAGCGCCCGAATCCGACTCTGCGCACCGGCAACACTCGCAACTCCATTAGTCGACGCTACGTTCGCTCAGTTGGCCCGGGAGCGTGGGAGTCTGGCACTGGCCCGACCACCGACTACGCCCCCTACGTTGAGTTCGGATCTAAATACATCACCACGCCCGCCTTCCCCTTTATGCGAATGGGAGTGGAGGCGAGCGAATCAGAAATCCGCTCCATCGCTACCCGAGCGTGGCAAGCCGCGCAGGAATAGGAAACCAACATGGGCCTTCTGCCTCCCGTAGTAGCCACGCTGCTTGCCGACACCAAAGAGTTCATGGCAAAGATGGACAAAGCCGAAGGCAAGATGGGCCAGTTCGGGCTCGCTTCGGAAAAGGCCGGAAACAAGACCTCAGCCTTTGCGTCCAAAGCCTCCACCGCAGTCCTCGGGCTTGGCTTCGCCATTGGTGGTTACGCCCTTGATAAGGCGATGAAGTTCAACGAAGCGATGGACACGATTCAGAACCAGGCTGGGCTGACTAATGCGCAGACTGACAAACTCGGCAACTCCATCCTTGACATTTCAGGAAAGACCGGGCAAACAACCAGTAGCCTTGCCGCCGCCGCTCTCGGTATTGAGCAGGCTGGCATCCGTGGCGCTAGGGCTGTTCAGATGCTTGACCTCGCTGCGAAGGCCGCCGTCATCACCAACTCGTCCGTTGCCGACACTACGAGCGCAATCGTTTCCGCGCAGGCTTTACAAATCTCCAAAGGAATCCCCCTCGCTGACCTCGTTGGCAAACTGGTCGCCGGGTCTAAGGACTTCGTGGGCGGTCTAAAAGCCGAGGAGGGGATGCTGTCGGGCCGTGTCGCCGTCGCTCTGTCCAAGTACGGGCTAAACCTCTCCACCATCATCGGGCTTGGCAGTCAGTTCGCTAAGGTCGGCCTCCCCACTCGCTCTATCGTTTCCTTCACGGGAGCGTTTGCCAACCTCGAAAAGCCAATGACCGGAGCAAACGGCAAACTCACCTCCTACTCCGCAGGGCTCGAGAAGGTTGGATTAAGCCAGGCGAAACTGGTTAGCGACCTTCGCCGTGGCGACATTGGCGGGATGCTTTCCTACATCAAGGAACAAGCCGGAGGCTCGGCTGCGAAACTTCAAGAGTTTGTCCAGGCGGTATTCGGATCATCAGGTGGCGCTACTGCGTCCGTTCTAATGAAGAACCTTAAAGACTTCGTCAGCGTTCAGAAAACCGTATCGGGCGCTGGTGCTGGCTCGCTGTCGGCTGGCTTCAACGAGGCGGTCAAGAAACTCGGCCCGCAGTTGAAAGTCTTGATGGCGCAAGTTGACAAACTTATGGTCGAGGCCGGTCAGAAACTTCTACCAGCCGCCTCGAACGTTCTGGCTTGGGCAAACGGACTGATTAACTACTTTCAGAAACACCCGCTGATTTCCTCCATCGCCAGCGACTCGGCAATCTCCCTGTTCGCCGCCGCCCTCGTCGTTAAGTTAGCAACCGGAATCAAGAACATCTTTACCGGGGCAAAGGCTCTACTCGGTCTTGGCGCACAGGCTACGCAGACC